CCCCGACGATCCGGGGCTTGAGCCGGATCGAGCGGGAATTCGAGGCCAGCGATCAACGCCGTTACTTCGTGCCTTGCCCGCATTGCGGGGCGATGCAGTGGTTGCAGTTTGACCGCCTGCGCTGGGCGAAGGGCCAGCCGGAAGCTGCGGCCTATGCTTGCGAGGGCTGTGAAAAGCCCATCGCGGAGCATCACAAGACGCAGATGCTGGAACGCGGTGAGTGGCGACCGACTGCTGTTTCGGTCGACCCGCATTCCATCGGCTTTCACATCTCCGCGCTCTATTCGCCGATGGGCTGGAAAAGCTGGGCGCAGATCGCGCGAGACTGGTTGGCCGCCCAAGGCTCCGACGAGATGCTGCGCGCCGCCCGCAACACGCTGCTGGGCGAAACGTGGGTGGAAAGCGGCGATGCGCCCGAGTGGCAGCGCCTGGCGGATCGTCGCGAGGTGTTCGCCGCGACCGTGCCGCACCTTGGCCTGTTCCTGACCGCCGGGGCCGATGTGCAGAAGGATCGGATCGAGGTTGACGTCTGGGCCTGGGGCCGGGGTTTGGAGTCCTGGCTGGTCGAGCACATCGTCATCGCGGGTGGCCCAGAGGATCCGGCCGCTTGGGACAAGCTGACCGCACTTCTCGGTCGGACATGGACCCACGAAAGCGGTGCCGTCATGCAGCTGTCCAAACTGGCCATCGACACCGGATATGAGGCCCCGGCAGTTTACGCCTGGTCGCGCGCCGCCGGATACGCGCAGGTCACGCCGATCAAGGGCGTGGAAAGCTTCAACCGGTCAACGCCTGTGTCGGGGCCGACCTTTGTCGATGCAACGATTGGCGGAAAGCGTCTCCGGCGAGGCGCGCGGCTCTGGACCATCGCGGTCTCGACCTTCAAGGCGGAAACTTACCGCTTCCTGCGGTTGGAACGTCCAAGTGATGAAGACCGGGCGCTTGGCGTCTGCGATCCGGCTGGCACTATGCACCTTCCCAACTGGACCGACACCGAATGGCTGAAGCAGCTGGTGGCCGAGCAGATGGTGACGGTGCGCAACAAGCGCGGCTTCGGCCATCAGGAATGGCAGAAGATGCGCGAACGCAACGAAGCGCTGGACTGCCGGGTCTATGCCCGGGCTGCGGCATGGATCCTCGGCGCCGACCGCTGGGACGAGGCGACATGGCGGTCGCTGGAATCCCAGGCGGGCGTTGAAACCAAAGAACAGGTTGTGGCGGTGGTGGTCGAACAGTCCGCCCCGACCGCCGGAACCGTACTTACACCCCGCCGCCGACGTTCCGGCGCGGTGACCCCGAAATACATGAGGTAGCGACTATGACTTTGGCAGAAATGCAGGCGCTGCTCAGCGCCCTCCTTGGCATGCGCTTTGGCGGCGTCCGTTCGATCACTTATGACGGGCGGCAGATCAGCTATGGCTCGGACGCAGAACTGGCGACAGCGATCTTCGACCTCGAGCGCCGGATCGCCGCGGCAGACACCACAGTCACGCGGTCGCGGGTGTCCCGCCCCTTCGCTTCGAAGGATCTGTGATCATGGTTACGACCAGTTGGCGGGCGCGTGTCGGCGCATGGGTCGGCGGCTTTGGCGTGCCCGGCGGGTTCGATGCCACCTCGGGCCAGCGCCGGTTGAAGGGCTTTGTCACGTCGCGCGCCCATGTCAACGCGCTGATCGCCGCCTCCGGCCCGGAGATGAACGCCCGGGCGCGCTGGCTGGTCCGCAACAACGGATACGCCGCCAATGCGATTGAGTCGTGGGCGGCCAATACCGTCGGCGATGGCATCAGCCCCAATTCCACCATTGCCCAAGCCTCGCGCAAGGATGCCGTGCAGCGCCTCTGGTTGGCCTGGACCGATGATGCCGACGCCGAAGGGCTGACAGATTTCTACGGACTACAGCGCCGCGCCGCCCGCGAGGTGTTCATGACCGGCGAAGTGTTCCTGCGCTTCCGGCCCCGCCGACCGGAGGATGGGTTGGTGGTGCCGCTGCAGATCCAGATGCTGCCGTCTGAAATGCTGCCACTCAACCACAATGCCGTCGACGGCAACGGCAATGTCATCCGGCAAGGTATTGAGTTTGACCGCGTCGGCCGCCGGGTCGCGTTCCACTTCCTGCGCCGCCATCCGGGCGACAGCACCGATCCGGGGCTTGCGGGCGAGACTGTCCGGGTTCCGGCCTCTGAGGTTTTGCACATCATTGATCCGGTCGAGGCCGGACAATTGCGGGGCGTGTCGCGCTTTGCGCCTGCCATCGTGAAGTTGTTCCTGCTCGACCAGTACGATGACGCCGAGTTGGACCGTAAGAAGGTCGCGGCGATGTATGCGATGTTCGTGACCTCGCCAGCGCCGGACAATCCTCTGGCCCCACCCGACGAGGAATATGAAGTGGCGCCCGGCCAAGTGGTCCGTCTCGATCCCGGCGAGGATGTGACCGTCAGCGCCCCGGCAGATTCCGGTTCCACCTATGAGCCGTTCCAGTACCGGACCCTGCTGCAAATCTCGGCCGCGCTGGGCATTCCCTATGGCTATCTCAGCAACGACGGGGCCAAGGGCAACTTCTCGAACTCGCGTCTTTCGCTGATCGAATTTCGCCGCCGCGTTTCCGCCTGGCAGCACTCGGTGATGGTGTTCCAGATGTGCCGCCCGGTCTGGGCGCGTTTCATGGACACCGCCGTGCTGGCTGGTGGTCTGAAACTGCCGGGCTATGACCGCCGTCGCGCGGAATACCTCGCCTGCAACTGGCTGCCGACCAAATGGGAATGGGTTGATCCGCTGAAAGACGCCAATGCAGAGATTGCCCAGATCGAAGCCGGGTTGAAGTCGAGGACGCAGGCCATCGCTGAACGCGGCTATGACGCCGAACAGGTCGACGCGGAAATCGCCCGTGAACGCGACCGCGAACGCAGGCTCGGCCTCGACTTCCGCCGTCCGGGATCGCCCGCGCAGGCGCCTGGCGGCGGCGACCCCAACGCTGATCCAAATGCTGATCCGAACGCCCCTGACCAGAGCCCGCAGGACCAGAATGGGTCCGATCCAAATCAGGACCCGAACCAAAACAATGCGTCATAGGAGGCGAGACGATGTTCCATGCGCAGATCGCCCACCGGGCGTTCAACACGCCCCTGTTGGTCGAGCCGTCCAAGGCCATGGCGTTCCTGTCCGGGCTTGGACCGCGCATCACTGGGCGGCAGTTACGGCTGGCCGGGATTGAAGTCGGGCCGGAAGAACTGGCACATGCGGCGCTGCCTGCTCGGGCAGGTATCCTGAGCTCTGGCCTAGCCACGCAATATCAGCGCGATGGTCAGCCGCCTTTCGCACTGCAAGACGGCATTGCGGTGATCGAAATCTCTGGTGTGCTGGTGCATCGCGGAGCGTGGATCGGGCAATCCTCTGGGCAAACGTCTTACGAAGGGATCGCCGCGCAACTCGGAGCTGCCGCCGCGAACCCTGCGGTGCACGGTATTGCCCTCGAGATCGACAGTTTCGGCGGCGAAGTCGCGGGAGTGTTCGACTTGGCGGACGCCATTCGGGCGGCTCGGTCTGCGAAGCCGGTCTGGGCCTTCGTCGTGGAGCATGCCTTCTCAGCGGGCTATGCGCTAGCGTCCCAGGCCGACCGGATCATCCTGCCCCGCACCGGGGCGGTCGGCAGCATCGGCGTCGTCGTGATGCATGCCGATTTGAGTGGCCAGCTGTCGGACGCAGGCGTGACTGTCACGCTGATCCATTCCGGCACCCATAAGGTCGATGGAAATCCCTACGCGCCGCTGCCCGATCCTGTGCGAGCCCGCATCCAGGGGGAAATCGACAGTATCCGGACGCTCTTCGCCCAAACGGTCGCCGCGGGGCGCGGCCGCAGCATGAATATCGACGCCGCGCTGGCTACCGAAGCGGAATGCTATCGCGGCGCGGAGGCTGTGGCGGCCGGTCTGGCCGACGAGGTCTCCGACCCGGCGTCAGCTTTTGCTGCCTTTGCTGCTGCCGTGAACGGACGCGGCGTAATCCCAAGCGCTGGGCCTGGACGAGCCCAACAATCCCACCTGTCAAAGGAATCGATGATGAAACCGAATGCACTGTCTGCAGCCGAAGCTCCTGCCCCCGATGAGACCGAAGGTCGGGCCCAGCCCGCGCCCGTCGAGCCGTCTCCGGCTCCGGCGCCCCCGCATGCTCCTCCCTCACCTGCGCCGTCCGAGGCTGCGACGGCCGTGGCCCTTGTGCGCGCCGAAGCGGCGGAGCTGGCCACCGTTGGCGCGCAGGCGGCGCGGTTGGGCGTGACCATCGATGTGGCCGAGGCCGTCCAGAAGGGCATCCGACCGGACGCGTTGCGCGCCTCCGTCCTGAACCAGCTGGCCGCGCGCAGCGATGCTTCTGCCATCGCCGTGGTGCCGCCGCCCAAGTCGGCCGCGCCGGAAAGCCCGCTCCTGGCCGCCGCCAAACGCGTCGCCAGCGCTGGCAAATCCACCTGAAGCTTCCAACCCGAAAGGATCTGAACCATGCCCACCCTCACGCAGGCACCGTCGCAAGCTGATGTCATCAAATTCCAGTTTGAGCCGAACTACACCAATGAGGCGATCACCCTGCTTCTCGGCACAAACTACAAATCCGGATCCGTGCTGGGCAAGATCACGGCCACCGGAAAATATAAGCTGGCCACCGCTGC